GTTTGTTGAAAATCGTTGGGAGAGGACTAGGCGGCCATCGACCCCTGTCACTGCACCGATAGGAGACGCGTTCTCGAGAACATGCATCACGCCGATCCTATGGGTCAGGCCCCGATACGATGTCTTGTTGCGGACCAAGGGCTCCAAGATCGAGTCAATGTCAATTGTCCGGCCAACCTGTAGCACTGTCGAGTCCGTACAAACCGTCCGAAGACGGGAATGAGCGGAGTCAGGCCGAAGTTTCCGGAAGAGAGACTGAGCGATCAAGAAGGAGCCCTGGTCCTCAGAGTCGACAGCGTCGAAGAGGCGTGACCAGGGAAGGCGGGGAAGCAGTTGGCGAAGAGGCGCGCAAAATCGGGCAAAGAGAGAGATCGTCCGAGCTCGAAGCTCACCGACAAGGGGCAGAATCTGCTGCTGGAGAATCGTAGGAAACGCCTGAAGGCGAAGGAGTTGGCCATCGCCATCCTCCTCACCAAGGCGAACACCTGGATTCGACCCGCTCAGCTGCTTCGGGTCCCATTCGGCCAGCTCATTCCGAAGACGCTCAAGACGCCTTTCGGCGCCCTGAGGTGTCGCGTCGAGCTCGGTCACCATCTTTCCTTTTCCACGTCCAGTCAGGAGACCGAAGTTGACGAACGGAACAACCCGCACATCTGAGTCAACAATCGAGAACAATGTTGAGTTCAGCTGGAGAAAACGACTCGAAGAGTAGTTCTTTCCAGGGCTTGGATCAAAGCCATATGTTCGAATGACCTTCATCCAGTGTACGTAGAACTCGCTCGAGCACTTGAATCCAATGTCATCGCCATTCACCAGAACGGGCGGTAGCTCATTGAAATCCAAGTCACGTCCCAGGAAGCTTTCACAAGCGTCCCAAAACGCAGCGAGATTCGCCATGCACAGGATTGGAAAACTCAAGGGGTTTCCCATCAACTGTCCGTTGGTTTGGTCATAGTTCTTCGGTTGGCCAAACTTCTCCCACAACAGGGAGGACCAGTCCCCTGACTTCTGACCACTGAACTGGTCGAAGGTAGGGACCTTCGACTGCTCAACATGGACGCGAGCGTCGCACATTGATCGGACGCACTGATCATACAGGACCAGATCTTCCCGGGCGAGGCACTCCAGCGACCTGCTGAGCAGGAAGCGGCTCACCTCACCTGAAAGATTATCTGTAGCTGCAGAGTAGTCGCCTGAAATCCAGAGGTCGTCACCGATCGGACTCGACAGGGACCGCTCACCAAGGCGAGCGATTAGGTCGGGACCGATGACTTCTCGAGTCAGAGAAAAGATGTCTCCCATCCCATGAAGGGACCGCCAAAGCTCCTTCTGCACTCCCATAAGCTGCATGTAGCTCGTGGCCGCGGGCTTAGAGATCATTCTGATCTTGCCGGGTTCTTCTATCCCACAAGGGGTAACAGACGGACTCGTCCGTCGGTCGGGCCTCGACCACAGGAATTCACCTGCGATGCCCTCGAAGAAGAGCGCGAGAAGTTCCGCATTCGGCAGCGGTGAGTAGACTGGTTCGATCTCGTCCTTCACAGAGATCTTGCGAGAACCCGATCTGATGGTGGATCGTACTGTGACAAAGCCTCGAAACTCCCATGGAGCGATCATCGCATCAACAGGGAAGAGAAACTCGTCATCAACTACACCACACGGAGTCCACCAGTTTCCAGTTCCGGAAGGGGACCGCGCACCATTGATAATCGCCAAGTTCCCAGAGCGGGCACAAGAGATTTCTTCGGTGGCTTTCGCCGACACGGAATTTCCGACTCGAGTCATTCGAAGTACACCTCGCTCCAGCGAGGGACGAACCTGCTGGACGACCTTGCTCAAAACAGAAAACTGTTGAAGAGACAAGGTTGCAGGGGTCTTCGTCAAGCACTCCTTCTGGGCCTTGACGGCTTTGAAGAATTTCTCGAGCCGAACAGGTCGCCAGCACCGCTTCCAACCAATAAAGATGGTGTTCGCCATCACATGGTCCTTTGAGCGGTCTGAGTTCGACGCACGCTGGATTCTGCTCCGAAACGCCGGGTCGAACAAGCTCAAACCGAGAAACAAGCCAGGCTTATCCTCAGGAGCGTTCAGTTTTCCATCCGGGTTCATCAATCCCAAGATCAGGTTGTTCGCTAGATTTGCGCTGTACTTGACCTGGTCAACGCACAGCCCGAAAAAGGCGAGCCAAACAAACCTCAATTCCATCCTTCGAAGGTGGTCTCCATGTAGCGGTGTTCGGATGAACAGCGCTCGGAGATCGCAGTACCGAGAGAAGAAGTCATCAGCCTCTTTGAGGACCATGGATGGGAGTCCACGGCGAACGCTCTCGAGCGTAGCTGATAGCTTTTGAAACTTCTTCCGGTAATGGTGACCGCCTCCCACAAGTCGAGCCTTCGACTGCAGGTCACCAATTGTCACACCTTCCTCCTCGGCCTCCTCGACAACCTCCCGTAGGGCGTCAATGTGAGAACCGAGGTACCAATCGTATCTGGGGCAGTTGTCTGCTGTGTGGTAGCTCTTTTGAGCGTCTGTGAGGAAAGCCTTTTCGGCAAGTCCCTCCCAGAGATCCACAAGCGCAGCAGACAACCGGTCTCTCCCCTCGTCCCCCCGATCCTGTGAAGACGCGTGAGACATCGCGCGCGACACAAGGTCTAGATCGGGAAAACCTTCCTTAGGCTTGGCAGCCTTAGGGAAACGAATCGCTCCAAAAGAGTCGGTTCGGGCCGGAATAGTACATTTGTTC